GAGTAAATTTGCTGGTAGATTTGCTGGTTGCTGTTGCGGTTTAATGGGTGAGGAGCTGGCCGTGTAAGGCTCCTACTATATCCTATGGGGTGTCTTTAAGTCCTTTTTAATTGTCTACATATGTCATTCTAATTGTTCCTGATATTACTACGGGGTCGTAATCTTGTCCGGTGGAGCTTTCTATAACGTCTGAGCGAAGGAGTAGGTAGGGTTTCATTTGTTCTACATCGTTTGAATTATTTTTGAATGAGATGCGCGTGCTGCACTTCGTGCTGCTCGACTTGTATTTGGCTACTATATTGAGGGGTTGATTTGCTACTTCGTCTACCTGAAATGTCTGGGTGCTGGATGCTCCGTTGATTCGGGTTGTTCCGGCTGAATTGCTTTCTGGATATCTATTTGTATATTGTGTATTTTTTACCATCATTCCTAATGCTTTTACCCATTTGTATTTGTTCCATTCCTGAGTGTTTGCCATAGATAGGGGGGTGTAGTGTCCGTTTGGGTCAAGTTCGTAGAGCTTGGTTATGTCTGGGATGTCATCGGCTGACTTGGCGAATAGGATTTGTGCTTTTGCGGTTGTTCTCTGGATTAAATCGGTGTTGTTCTGGAAGGTGAATTCAAGTTTGCTTGTCATATGGACTATTCTAATTTGGTTTCCTATACGTTGGTTATAGGCGGTGCCCTTTGCTGGGGTTGGTAGTGCTATGATTATGGGCGTGTTCTTGGTGGGTCGCTGTCCGTCCTGCGTGGCAGAACCGAATCGGTAGTCAAGGTGTTTGTGCTCTACATTCAGGGAACGTTGTATCTTAGCTACGTCACGGGCTACTTGCTTAAGCTTTACTCCGCCACCTTTGGTGGTGTATCGCTTCTTGACGGCTCCTTTTGCTTTCTTATAGAATTTCTTGTAGGGGGCCATATATTATAGGTTGAGATTTTAATTTTCTGGTTCTACGTATTTTTCGTCAAAGTATCGGATTTCATCTATTCTTCTTAAAAGTTGTCCTATATTTTCTGTGATTTTTCCTTCAAACATTTCGTGGGGACTTTGAGGGGCTGTGATTATGATTGTGTTTGCTAAGTTTTGCCTACTGGTTCCTTTTACATTTACTCGGTTTGGGTATTTGTGTAAGAGTACTAATAAGTGGTTGTATTTGAATGTATCGTATCTCATATCGTCTATGATTATGGTTTTGTGGGCGTCGTAGCCTTCAAAGAAGCCTCCTAAGCAGTTGTCTTTGATATATACGTTTTCGTGTTCTTCATATGCTGTGTGTGTCTTTCCTGTTCCTGTATCTCCATAATACCATTTTACTATAGGTTTTGTTGTTCTACCTTTTTCTATATATTTGAGAAGGCTTTCAGCGTATTTAATAGTTTGATTATTTGTACTGTTATTTGTGATAATGTCAACCATATTTGGGTTTGGCGTGTCTTGTATGTATTCTTTAATGCTGTCAATGTCTGTGCGTTTTCCGGGCTTTGGTCTGTCTCCATCTTCATATTTAATTTCTTGTTTAGAGCAGTATTCGTAATTTTGTAGGGGGGACCCTTTGGCTGTTTCAATGTGTGCTCGTGGTATATGCTTTTTAATAGTGTTAAAAGAAGTGCTACTGTTAAAGTTAATGTAACCTTGGTAATGGTGAGTTCCTGTGTCAGGAGCTGTTTCATCTCCTATTATTATATATTTATATTTTAATTTTTTTATGTTTTCTAATTCGTCTTCAGTGGGATTGTTGAGAGTGAATACGTATGCTCGAGCTTTAGCCATCTATACTACCGTTTGGCCCTTTCGGGCTTTTATAATTTTGGAGCAGAGGTTTTGGAGCAGAGGTCAAGGGGTAATACTATACCCTTGACTTTTGGGAAAGAGCTTCGCTCTTTCCTTGCTCCCCCCTAAGGGGTGAGCGTGGAGCAAAAAAAGTGTGAAGGTTCTGTCGGGCTACGCTGGTGTTATTTTTGGCGTGGCTGACGCTTGTTTTTATGTATCCTTTGGTGGTAAATTTGCTGGTCGTTTTGCGAGTAAATTTGCTGGTAGATTTGCTGGTTGCTGTTGCGGTTTAATGGGTGAGGAGCTGGCCGTGTAAGGCTCCTACTATATCCTATGGGGTGTCTTTAAGTCCTTTTTAATTGTCTACATA